AGGAGAAACCATTAACTTGTAATGAACCTGATATTGAAACTGAACCTGTAATTCTTGTATTGTTACTACTATCAATATGTAAGGCGTTTCTTCTTGCTCCTGCTGATGTTCCTGTTCCAACAACAAATACCGAGGTTTCACTACTTTCTTGAAGAGAACCCGTTGCGTTAAATCTACCTATAAATGTTGAACCTCCGTTTGTTGTTGCTGGGCTTGAAGCAGAAACCATTAAGTTATTTCCATAAATCATTGTGTTGGTTAAAATGGTTGATGTTCCACCAACATATGATGAAGAAATAATATTTTGGTTTCCTCCAACAAAACTTTGAACTACACCGCGCATCTGACTTGAATTACTACCTGAAAGATATACAACATTACTGTTTCCCAAAAACATATTTCTTGAAACAAATGGTGTAGGATTTGCTGATGATGAATAATGATTATCTACCGTTAATGAATTAAGACCAACTGAAATGTTCCTATCAAAAGTAAAAGATGATGATATATGATTTAAGGTAGTTGTTCCATTAATAATATTAGATGTTATATTTTGATTAGAAATAGATGTAATATTATTTTGATTAGAGGTAAAAATATTACCCATAAAAATATTACCGTTAAAATTACCTGAACCTGATTGATGGTTGATAGTAACAGAACCATTGCCTACTGTTAAATTGTTTGTAAAATTAGGTGTTCCAGCCGAGATTGACGATGTGATATAATTTAATCTTATTGTTGTTCCTGCGGATATATTATTACTTATACTTGGTTTTAATAATGAACCTGTTGATAATAATATTGGTGCTCTTAATATGTTTCCTGAACCTGATATAAAACCATAATAACCAGGAAAATAACCTGTATAATATTTTCCATATACCACAATATTATTTGAACCACTTATAACTAATGAACCTGTTTGTTCTATTTGTATTGCGTCATCTTGCGCACCAAATATTAAATTACCATTATTAGATGAACTTACATTACTAAAATCAGTTGTTTGTTGTGATGATTGTAAAAATATATCTCCAATTTGTTTTGTTGTTCCACTTACATCTAATGAACCTGTAATACCTAACCCTCTTTTAAATTGAGGAGGTGGATTGGTTCCTGTGTTTTGTGGTATTTGTAACCAAGTATTAAATACAAAAGTGTCCGAAGGTAAATCTCTAAACTCACTACCACTATCTAATGTTGATACTACATTAAAACAATCATAACCACCACCATCAACATATTGTTCGTAAGCAACTGATGATGTGCCTATTGCTTGAATAGTTGTAGGTGAGAACCATTGTTTTGTTGTTTGTGGATATGTTGCAACTTGTAATACACCATTAGAAATGTATTGGTCTCCATTAACTGTTAATGAACCTGTTATATCAACTGGTCCTGTTGGTATTTTAATTGTCCCAAATAATGTTTGTGTGTCGTTACTTGCGTCTCCAAATTGATTTGAACCACTTGAATATATAACTGACGCTGTCTCGTATATCGTTTCTAAATAAGTAAATGATGCGGAGTTTGCAGTAATATTACCATTAATATTTAATGAACCTGTTATACCTAAATCATTTGTTGTGTTCCATATTGAACCTGTTAGTGCGAATAAACTATCACCACTTGTTCCTGATGAACCATCTGTTCCACTACTACCTGTTGAACCTGAACTACCTGACGCTCCACTCGTTCCACTTGAACCTGAACTACCTGCTGCTCCACTCGTTCCTGATGTTCCGTTTGTTCCGTTTGTAATAGGAACATTATTGATATAAAAACTACCTGATATATTAACTTGTGTTTGACTTACTTGTATAGGAATATTATTTCCCAATCCATCTTGTAATGATTGTGTAACGGATGTAACGCCCGTAGTTGAATTACTTAATTTTATTAAACCTTGGTAGGTTTGACTAATATTATTTCCGTATAATGTGCTCATATTATTATATATGTTTTTTTAATTAATTAACAACTGGATTTGGAGTTTCCCAATTAAAGTTTGCGTTATTCCAAAATACAATTGCTTCGTTCCACTTCAACCCAAAACACACCAAATCAGGATTATAAAAAATAACTGCTTCTGCGTCTTCATTATCACTTAAATATGTTTCATAACATATCTCATCATCAATATTATATACTACCGCCTCAGCGTTTTTTTTTTGGTCGTTATATAAACTATAACATAATTCGTTTTGTTCCACCCATCCTAATCCTGTTTCTACAACACTATTAGATAGTAATGGATTTAAGTTTGTTGGACTTACTTGGTCGTATATTGTATATGTATGTTGTCCTTGTTTGATATGAATATTACAAGTAGAACCTGTTAATACTATTGGGTCTAATGGAAATGTTGTAAAAGTGAATGTGTCAAATCTCCCTGCGTGAGGGACATCCGAAGGATATGGAATGAAATAAATCTTATCTCTTGTTTCTAAATTAGTTAATACCCACAAAAAAGTTGGGTTCTCTAATTCACTTTCATTACTTACCGTTACATCAAGATTGTTAGTATTATTATAAAGTATGTGTAGCATATCTAAAAAAAAGGGCGGAACTTGTGCTCCACCCTATTTTGGTTTTTTATTTCTTATTAAGCCGCTGTTACTGTAATACCAGTAAGTGCCGCTTGTAAGTTATTATTCGTTACTTCAACAAAAGATGAAGGATTTTGTTGTAAGAAAGTTAAAGTTACATCATATCCTTGTCTATCCGTATAAGCAGTTCCGCTTGCAAGGTTAATTGCAGTTGCGTCTCCGCCGTCAAAATCTACACCGAATAAAATATATTCATCTTTATTTGTTCTTACGATTGCTTGTATTGTCCCTGATTTTGCTAATAATGAAAATTGGTTTCTTAATTGACTATTGAAGTCCCTGAATAAAGCAGTAATTGTTTGTGTATAAACTACTGTCCCTGATGCAGGGTCTGCCGCCATCGTTTCAGCGAAATTACTACCGCCTCTATAAAGTTGAAACTCTACCAAGGTTCCTGTTCCTGCTATATTAGACACAACCTCATTGTTGGTTCCGCCTGATGTATAAGTTACACCTGTAATAATATCACTAAATAAAAATAGACTCCTAATTCCTCCAACTCCACCTTTACACCCAAGAGAATAAGCTGTGGTTACTGAACACGCCATTGTATATATATTTAATTTTTTTTATTTATTTTTGTTAAAGGGGACTTTCACCCCTTTTGTTTTTTTTTATAATTACGCTAAACCATTTGATGCAATAACGTCCGCTCCTGTTTGAGCACCGATACGATATTGACACTTCATACGAACGATTTGATTATCCATACTATACCACATTTTGAATGAAGAGAAGTCTGTTAATAAATCTGTTCCGATGTAGAAGTTAGATTTTTTTGATGTAAATATTCTGTTAGAACCTGTAAGTCCGTGCACAGGTAATACCATAAAATTAGAACCCGGATGTAATATCCCTGTCTGTCCGTCACCAGGACTTGTAAGATAGAAATAGTTTTTATCTCTCACCCAAATTGTGTATTTACGGAAGTTACTCCAAGACATTGCTACTATACCATCTTTTGCTGCTGCGATTGCATCAGGTAAAGCTGCGATTAAAGCATCAACACTATTACCAATATCAGATGAAGTTACACCTGATGCTGATGCTACATACGTAACATTATCACCTGTATAACCTGTTCCTGTTAATTTCAAGAAACCATCATAACCTGTAGTTCCTGTTGTTGCTTGGAATAAATCCAACTCAATTGCTTCCTTAACTTGTTGAACCTTGTAATTAACAAGATATTCTTCAAATGGAATATCAGAAGGACTATCGTAGTATTGACCTGGTTTCAATAATGTTTGATACCAAAATGACTCTAAATCATCTGTGCATAATTCCTCTTGGAATTGATTTTTTACCGATGTAATTGATTTTTGTGTGAAGGTAGTTGAATTACCACTGAAAGGTGCCCATCCACAACCACCTGCTTGCGCTGTTAATGAAGAAGACAATACGTTTAATTCTTGTGTTCCTTTTACATTTGGAATAACTTGAACTTGTGATGCCCAGTCTCCTGTTAAAATACTTTCACTAATTAATTGATTAGTGCGTTGTTCTGTATAAGATTGTAGTCCTGTTAAATCAAAACTAAAATTATATTTTTTTAAATTGCTCATTTATTTTTTTTTTATTTTTTTTTATTTATTATTGTGAGTTTCTCATTTTTTCAATCATTTCCACTCTCGAGTTTGTTCCACTACCAAATTGATAATTATTATTGTAATTACCTTGGTTTCTTTTAATTGGTTCGTCTTTTGGTTGTTTTGAGAACTTACCTAACTCTTCTTTCATTTTAGTATAGTTGTCTCCCATCTCGCCCATTTTCTTTTTAAGTTCTTCAACTGCTGCCATTACCTCGGCCATTACTTGTTGAATGTTCTTACTACTACCATCGGTAGTTTCATCAATGGACTTATCGCCCATTTTTTCTTCTTCTTTTTCTTTTTCCATTGGTTTCATTTTATCTTCTAATTTTTCTTCTTCCATTGGTTTCACTTCAACGATTTTTCCTGTTTCATCAACGACAACAATTACACCTGACTTTAACGCGTGTTCTCCTGATGGGGGTAATAATTCTTCACCATCTTTCATAATACGAATATCTTGTCCTGCTTCAATTTTGTCTCCTGATATGGATACTTCCGTTCCATCAACCAAGGCGTCAGCCATAAACTTTAATTTAGTTTCGTTCATTTTTTCTTGTTTTATTTCTTCTTTTATTCTTTGCGGGACACTTGGACTATCAAGTATTTCATCGGCTGTGTATATTGAACCGATAAATCCTGCTGCTACTTTTAATGTTCTTCCTGCTAATATATACTCACCATCTTCAAGAGGGTTCATACTATCATCTTCGTTTTGCTTAAAAACTTTTGCTCCTTCTTTCAATTCACCATTAACAACTACAACACTACCATCAAGTAATGTGTATTTTGTAAATGTTTCTTTACTCCAAGTGAATAACCAGTTTTTAATTTGTTCTAATTTTTCTGATGCGTTCATACTAATCATTTAATAATTTAACTATCTCATTTAATATATATTCGTCATAACCTATTTTGGTGTTATAAAACTGAACTAATTTAGAACTAAAATATCCTTCAAGTGAAAATCCTTTAACGACACCACTTTCAACATACTTTTCATAATCATCCTTATCTTCAATTTTTACAATTCCAAACCAAGTTCCAACTGGTAATGTATAACCATATTGTTGGGATTTATCATTTTCAGGGTCTGTGATAATCCAACTTTCTACTAATGTAGTATTTTTTAGAGGTTCATTTGGGTTATGTTCTATATTTGCGTTAGACACATATTTGTCTTTCATATACTTATACGCTATACTTTCAGTTGTCTTTTTACTGAAAAACACATAATACTCACCACCCGTTATTGGTTCTCTTCTATAAATTAATTTATCAGGGATTAATATAGGTCCTGCTAATAATTGTTTTTTTGTTTGTTCGTCCTTGAATGTTTCTTTATCTAAGGCGGTAAATGAAACCTCATTTGAGAATTGACCTACTCCTGCGTTTCTTCTTGTTGAAGGTTTAGGATTGTTTAATGTTCTTTCGTTCATATTACTACCTGCTTCCTGTGCTTTCCTTCCTCTATTTTCTGACGCTATTCTCTTCAATGTTTTTTCGTTGTCTTCATTAAACACTTCTTGATACGTAACCATAATCCATATATGTCCGCAGTTAGGTCCTCCGAACTTGAAGAAACATTCACCCCAAGTGTTAGGATAAGTGTCCTGAAACCCGTTTTTGATGGTGTTGTCTATCTGCTCAAATGTATATACCTTATCACTATCAATCATTCTTTTACAAAACTTTCTTGATGTAGGTAATATTGATGGACGACCTGGTCTTGCGACATAACGGAAACGAACTTTATATTTACCCATACCATCTTGATAATCCAAAAGTGATTTTCCCATTCTATCAGCATCAGGTTCATAACCTCTACCAATACTAATACTACCAAAAGTTTCCTTCAATAGATTAACATTAATGTTTCCAAGTGCTTTTACATCTTTAACAACATATCCTCCCATTAAAAAGTTTCTGTGTGTTATACCTACCTTTTCAAACTCTTCTAATACCATATCACTTTGCTCT